ATGCAGTCTGAGCTTCTAATCCACGAGCAGCGGCCAATGCATCATAGTAAGATGCTGGTGCACCACCACCACCGCTTCCAAGAGTAACACTAGACCAATCATAAGTTGGCAATTCAAAGTCACCAGCTATATCAACCATAGCACCTGGAGCCTCTGGTGGCAGTATTGGATTAAATACAGAAGGAGCACCTGCTCCTGGAACATTTGTCTTTGGACGCGCACCTGGAGGTGCTGGTTCGTACTTTGTAACTCCTAAACCGTTAGCCATATTATCCTACCTTAATTCCAATAATGCTGCGGCATCTGCAGCTATTTGTCTAGCCTTATTTGCTTCTAAATCTTTTAGAGATTCTTGGTAACTTTCCAAACCTTGTGCTTGCGCCAAGTCATAACCTCTTAATTGATTAGCTAAATCTGTTTGGGCATAGCCTAATTGTCTTGCTCTTTCTGAGGCGTAGTCTCCCAATGCTTTACTATATACACCAGACCTAACACCCATTCCCTGAAGTCCACGCTTGCCATAGTTAGCAGTTAGTCTTGGCACCTGCTTTTGTATGCCAAAGGCTGCTTCTTGTATTTGGGTGATAGGACGTTGACCGGCAGTCTCTGCTAAATAACGCTTAAACGTATTAAGAGCCTGCTGTTGGGCAAAGCTGGTTTGGAGGCCCCTGCGTTGCTGCTCAAATAAAGATGGGTCATATGCCATTTAATTTACCTCTTATTATTATAGAAAAAATTTTTCATATTACCACTTACCAATTGGACAAGTAGCTTGTTTTAATTTAACTTTTACTTTCATAAAACAGCCACATTGCTTGCATTGGGTGGTTGGTTTAAAAAACTCTGGGCAGTCCATGCATAAAGAATACCTGGTGCTTTCTTCTTCAACACTAGCCTTTTCTGCATTAGGGTCTAGTACATCCCATGGTCTGGTATTGCCTAGTCTTTTCTTATATTCTTGCCAAGCGTTCATTACTGAACCTCTGGTGCAATAAACTGAACTCCATCAAAGGTCCAACCTTCTCCAACTAAACCTTTTAGTTCATTTGGAACAGGTATTATTTTAGGATTGGACATCAAAGCAGCAACCATATTTTCTGCCCTATTCCAAACCACTTGTGTATAAGCTACATCGCCGTCAACTACAACGGCAAAGTGAACTTTTTCTTCATCTGATATTTGATTCATTAATTTCTCCTTCGTAAATTATATCTTTAATAACATCCAAAACAAGCACAGCAAACTTGAGTGTTTACATCGTCATATGCGTTGCATGTGCAAACTTGACATGGGTCTGGCTGACATAACGGTGCATTCCAATAATATCTTGTTGTATAATAACGACAACCACCTGAACAAAAGCTGGCTACAGTTTCTGTTCTATTTAAACTTCCTGTGCATGAAGAGCAATATGGTATTGGCGGGACATATCCACATGAAGCACTATTATACTCTGTAATAACAGCATAACTACCACAACTACCATCTGCATAAAGATTATAAAGATTATAACCGCTACATTGATTTGCGGCAAGCAGTGTCCCAGCTGCCGTACATGGAGGTGGAGGTGGAGTGTATCCGCAAGATGTACTATTAGTTTCTAATATTTCTTGATACGTGCCACCACTACCGTCAGCACGTAGATTATAAAGAGTATAACCGCTGCATTGGTTTGCTGCAATAAGCGTTCCATATGGAGGATAAACTGGTGGAGCAAATGGAGTAACTGCATTTGATGCTGCTGAAGAGGCAGATTGAATTCCATAGTCAGTTAATCCATAAACTGTAAAAGTATAAGATGTTCCATTTGTTAAACCTGTTACTTCAATTGGTGAACCTGCAGCTGTTCCAGTAAAACCACCTGGTGAAGATACAGCAGTATAAGATATGCTTCCTTTACCAGTATAAGTTGGTGGAGTAAAAGCAACATTGACTCTAGTGTCACCAGCTGTGGCAGTACCAATTACTGGTGTACCAACGGTCTCACCGCTACCATCAATAATTCCAATGATTGGCATTATGAGCTCAAGTCTCCTAGTACTACCCAAGTATCTGCAGCTCTTTTAATTAAAGTAGCAGCAGTCCATTGTCCACGAGTTTTTACTCCAGGGTTACCATTTAATGTAACACCAGAAGTTGGAACAAATGTTATTTGTCCAGTACCAGTTTGAAGAACTGTGATTTGGGTACCAATTGGAAAGTTTACAGAAGATTCCAAAGGAATAGTTACGTTAACTGCAGATGAAGAAAGAACTTCAACAAGTTTTCCATCATCAGCTAATACTAAAGTATAACTTGCTGTTTGATTATTTATTGCAATATGATAAACAACGTTACCTTGAACTATAACTCCGTTAGTTGGTACTGATAATGCGTTAGTTCCAACATTGATTGTTGCTGCTGTAGCTGCACCAATATTTGGTGTAGTAAGTGTTAAAGAAGCAGCGAGTTTAACTGTAGTTACGCTGCCATCAGCAATCAAAGCTGTAGTAATAGCTTGTCCAGCTATTGCTGCAGTTCCTATTGCTCCGTTATCAAAGTTGCTTCCTGCGGACAAACCATTGCTAAAGTTTGCTATAGCTTGATTGTTAGCGTTATGTTGTGCAGCAACAATCGGTTGACCATTCTGAAAGTTTGGAAATGGTATTGTAAGTGTAGCCATTATTAAGTGCTCCTAATTCTTCTTCTCTTAAATTTGTATGCGATTGAATTTAATCCCCAAGCTCTCCCAGGGAAAACGGTGGCATCGGTTGCATCATCTGGACCAATGAATTCTAATTGTACTGCAAAACCTCTTCCTAATGGCGCAACACCTTTTCTTTTAATAACAGCACCACCGGTATTAAATCCGTATTCTGCAGTTCCATAAACACCACCAGAACCATCTTCTGAATAAGTTCCACCACCTGCAGTAGCAGTTAAGGTAATAGTTCTTGTTCCGCCAACTTGATTGGTTTCATCAAAGTTTTTATAACGGTTTAATGTTATTGCTGTAGGAGATGAAACATCTTTAAATACAAAGTATGGACGGATAAATGTTTTTAATTGTACATAAGCTTTGTCATCAAACCATGATGTGCGATAATAAGATTTAAATCTTCCAGTCAAAGATGGAGTTGCACCAACGATAACATCATCATCTGTATTTGTATAATCATCAACAAAGTAAACATATGGGAAATCATCGTCTGGATGAATCATTAAATAATAAGGTGAATCATCTGCAGTGCGCCAGTCACAACCAGATACCAAACCAAAGCCAGGAATTTCTACTGGAGTTGCGTCATCTGATAACATTGGTGCAGATTGGAACATAGTATAAGCACCGTTTCTGCCAATCGTAGCATCAAAAATTAAGTTAACTGTTGGATATGCTGGTGGTGTACCAACTTCTGTTGCTGCATATGGCAGCGATATCCAAACTCTATTACGTATAAATGAAACTGTTATTGTATCGGTGTGCTGAGCATTAACTTCATTATTAATAATGATTGGTCTTATGCGTTCAAAGATATCTTGAACACCATTACGATTATAAAAGTACAATCCTTGCGGCCAGTCAAAGAAGTAAACTCCACCGTTACCAGCAACAGCTTGTTGTGGTGTGTCAACACCAAGGTTGACTGAAACTTCTACAAGTTGAAATGAGTCTGCATCATAACCCATAAGTAAATAAATAGCTTTAGGTTTAAATATTAATAGCTGACCATCAACTATTTTAATTGCACGAATGCCTTCTCCACCAGCAATGATGTCAATATAGTCATCTTGGAACCAGTTCTCTGGTGAGCTTTCATGTGACCAACGAAGTCTATTAGGATATGAAACTAGTGTTGGTGTTGCATCGCTATTATATTCTTTTGTATTAGCAACGAATAGTTTATTTGCATGAGCTACAACATGTTCTGCTCTTGGCATATAGCCACCAACTGGCAATTGATATGGCTGCCATGTTGGGCCTGATGCAGCAAGCGTTGTTGTGGTTGCATTTCCCACTACCCACTTACACATTGTTGGTGCGTCTTTTCCTAATGCAATATATAGGGTGTCTTCCCACTGAGTCATGCCAGCGCCATTAGGAGATTTAACTTCAAGTGGTGTTGATGAAGCACCATTTAACATGGTAAAGTTTCCACCAGAAGAATAATAAACTCTGCCATCGTAAGGTCCAGTTACCTGATAACCAGTTGTTAACATTATCTGTGGAGCAGCAGGATATTTATAATTATATAATCCTTTTGGATTCCATGTTCCAGTAAATGATATTGGACTAGAGTTTTTTGTTTGATAGCCGGCGCGGGAAAACACGCCACCACGTGGGTCAATCTCAACATTCAACATTCCTGGTGATTCATTTGGTGCTAACTGAAATTGGTCAGCACGAAAGTTAAGCCCACCAGTAAAGTCAAATAACTGTTGAACTGCAATTTGGGCCATTGTTTACCAGGCTATCGCGCTAGGAATTGCTGAGGAACTTGGAAGTACTTGTATACCTGGAACATTATATCCATAACCATAGGTTGTTAGTTGCAATCCACCAGAATAAATGAGTGGTTGGTTTCCATTTGGTGCTGTCAAGTAATCCTGATAGTTCTTTAAGTTAGTTACAAATTGGTCTCTGTAGACTCTTGCCATTTCAGCATCTTCTTGGAACTGATAGATGCGTGACATTGTGTAAGTTATAAGACAAGCTTGTAATTCAAGGTCTAAGTCTACATATATAGTTGACTCTGAGTTGCTTGAATCTAACAACCAACTAAGGTCTGGTTCTCTATATCCTCTAACTAATAAAGTATAGACTTGATTTGGGCGCGGCCATAGGTACATTTGATTTGCCCAAAGTGAGAAGTATGCTGGAATTCCAACTTGGTTAGTTGAACCTACCCACCATCTTTCACCTTGGTCTTGGCTGATATAAATTAATTCAAGACCAAAGTCTTCATATATTTCTGTGCCTTGAATTGAAACAACGTTAATCAATTCTTTAATATCATTCATAGTAACAGTCTGTGGGACTGTTACATAAGGTGAATATGTTTGAGTCATTGTAAAGTTTTGAACAGTTGCACCACCATTTACAGTTGCTGTTACATAGTTAGTTTCAAACCAAGGCCAACGAGTATCAGCATCTACAATTGTTTGAAAACCCTCTTTAAGAAATTGAAGCACTAGGTCCTGGTTAATATCATCAACATCGTTATCATAACCAATTTGCAATTGAGAAAGATTCTCAAGTAATTGGATGAGATAAAAAGAGTTTAAACCAGTTGTTGGGTTTAGTGCCATATTTTAATCCTATTCTTCAGCAGCTTTTGCTTGTTTCTGTATTCTTTTTAGATGCCCTATACAGTATTCAGTTCCTTTAGCTTGAGGAGCTCTACATCTTTCTTCCTGTGCATTTAAACCAATGCACGTTGGCATTGCGGCTTTATACTCAACACCAGATGGTGGAGCTAGTTCAGTACCTGATTGAATATAGTTTGGCATAATAGCAGCAACGTCTTGTCCAGGCTTAGGGGAATTATACATTTCACACCCTGCTGGAACTTGAGACTGAAATACTGGCTGTCTATTCATATTTTAAATCCTTCGTTGATAATTGTTTCTATATATTGTACAAAATTTTTCATATAAAAAGGGAATAGCTGGCACTAAGAGAGTTGCCCGAAGGATGACAACCTTTCAACTCTTAGCACCAGCTAAACCTATTTTAACTAGCCGAAGCTAATTAAGTTATTACGCGTCAGCTGACAAGTAGCCCTGACGTGCACGGTTGGAGCACACAAGCTGACCGTAGGCCAATACGATGGCGTAACGGGCATCTTTTTGTGCAACTGTACCCTGCTGGAATGGAGTGGTTGTCCACCAGTGTCCATTCATACCAGCAAGCTTGAGGTATCTTGTGTTCAAGAAGTACATCGAAGCGTTGGATACCTGGTTACCTGGCATTGCCAAGTCAAACACAACTGGTGTCTGCTTGAACATGAGGTTCTGGAATCCAGCGTTTGCCTTGCTTACGTCCTGGTAACGAACGTTTGGTGTAAGCAATGACTCGTACTTGCTGAACAATGCTTCAGTGGTGATGATAAGGTCTGGAGTATCATTACCCTTTGATGCGTTGTTGTAGGTGTTTGCCATGTTAACGAGGCTGAGGGTCTGGCCCTGTATACCTGCCTGAATGGTTGGGTTCCACCAAGTGTTTGTTGATGCATCAATGCCACCGATTGAGGTGCCAGTTGCGCCTGCGAATCCACCGATACCGTTGAATTCTTTGGCGGTGCCACCAGTTCCGTCGTTGGAGCTAAGAAGCTGACCGTTGACGAGTGACTTAATCGACATTTCTGCCTGCATGATTTTAGCATTCAACAACTTGATGATTGCTTCGGTTCCACGGTTCTGGGCCTCTTCTATACCGCTAATTGCGATGGATGCAGCAATCTGCTTCCAGTCGTAAATTGCAGAAGTGATGCCATCTTGTGGTGTCAAGCTGATGTTGTCATAGCCTGAGTACGAAGCAGCAGTTGAGTTTTCCTCGTAGAGAACTGGCTCAACTATTTGAGTTCCGCCCTCTTCCATCATTACTCTTCCGCCTGAGTTCAGGTGGTTCAAGAGCACGAGGTCCTTGAAGATGTTGTCAACCAGCGTTGGCTGGTAGTTTTGTAGGGTCGTAGAAAACAGTGCATTGTAATCTACGGACTGCACGTTTGGTGAAGTCATGTTACTTTCTCCTTATGTTGTTAGTGTTTTAGTTTAAAGCCCCAAACCTTTTTTGGCTTGCTCAAAGGCTTCAAATACTGTTTTAGGTTGTGCAGTTGCGGTTGGACTTCCACCCTTAGAAGATGAACCTGTGGAAACAATCGTTGCCGAACGTTTAGCTTGAACTCTAGCTTGTTCTTCTGCTAGCTTTTTCTGAGCTTCAGAAGCTTTAGAATAAACTTTATCAAAAGTAATCTGTTTAAAGACTGCTTCTAAATCCGTTATTCCCGTTGCTACAGCTTTAGCTACAACTTCATCTGGATTAAAGTCTTCGCCGTACTTGCTTTGCAATGTATCGATAGTTCTCTTCAAATCATCCATAGCCTTTGCTTGTTCAAAAGCTGCGATTCTTTGTTCCAACTGTCGCATTTGCTTTTCAGCTGGGTCCAACCACTCCTCTTCTTCAGGAGCTGTAGGAACCGTTCCCACACCGTAGTGCTGCTGTAAAGCCTGCAAGGTGCCTGCTGGGTCTTCCTGCAACGATTGTGCAAGAGTAGCAGCAAATTCAACTTGCTTTCTTTGTTCGCTGAGTTCCTGTGTCTTACGGGTATAATCCGCTTGACGCTGGTATCCAGCTAGAGCCTCCTGTAAAGGTACTGTAACTTCTTCGCCATTGACTTGGAGTTTGACGACTCTATCGGCAACCTCTGTATAGTCAAAAAAGTCTGGCTCTTCTATTGCGCCTGCTTCGCCTAATTCCTCAACTTGTCCATCTTCGATAATGGGGTCGATTACTTCAGTAGTAGCACTAGCATCATTTATTATTTCTTCATTACTCATTTGGAATCCTCTTCCTTCTGTTAGGTTGTTCCTATATACTGTAAAAAATTTTACCTATTTCTTTTACTATTGTGGTAGTTGCCCTTGTAAAGCAGCCAATATTTCAGGAGGTAAACCTTGCGGTGCTCCAGCCTGAGGAGCTTGTCCTTGTAAAGCAGCCAATATTTCTGGGGGTAATCCGCTTTGTGCTGGACCAGCTTGTGGTGCTCCACCCATTAATGCTGCCATTAATTCTGGAGGTAGACCCTGTCCACCTTGCTCAGATTCCATAGCAGCCATTTCATCTGGAGTCATACCAGGTGGCAAACCCTGTCCTTCTAAAGCAGCTTGGTCAGGTGTCATACCTTCTGGAGCTGGTGCTTCTTGTAAAAATGTTTTAGCATTCTTAACTCCAAAGCCAGTTCCAAGGACATATTCAGCCAATTTAGAAAGATTTACAAGTCCTGCTTGGGCAAATGGTTGCATTGCCGAAACTATTTGTAGGGCCATATCTCTACGGAAAGCTTCGTTTCTTGGAGCTGTAGAACCAGCCTCAACTGTAAAGTCAAACTCACCAGCTATATAATCTTTATCAAATGTCAACCATACTGGAGCAGCTTCTGTTCCCACTATTCTTACAGTTTGCTCTCCAGTTAAATATTGCTGGCCTAACATTATAAGATTAGAAGCACAAGCAGCTATTGAGTTTTCAATAGATATAAGTTTTTCAGCTACTCTAGCATTACCAGCTTCAGCAATAATTGATGCTTCGCGGGCAGTTCTAGTTGTCTCTGGAATAATACCACGCTGATACTCTGAGACACCTGACACACGGTCAATGTCTGCCTCAATTGAATCACTCATTCTATAGAATTCAGGTGGGTTAATATAGGCTGGCATTGCTGCTACTACGTTTTGTAAGTTCTCATTACCCTTAACTGGAACCAATACGTTGTCATCATCTGATGCTAAAGCCTGACGTCCAGCATCATCAAATGCTGATTCGCTAAACAAATACTTACGTGAGAAGCGCTTTCTGTGATTCATCATTTGTGTACGAGTTTCATTTAATTCGTACTGCAATGGTTCAATAGCTTCAAGCTCACCCATTGGGTAGAAGAAACCAGGAATCTCATAGTTACGCAACATGATGTAAGGGTGACCAAACACGTATGGCATCTTGGTTGGCTTAACTAAGAACTTGTCACCAGTATCTGAGAAGATGCACATTTCACCAGTATCAATATTATAATATTCATAGATGTTGCACATAGCTTCATCAGAATCAATATTTGAATCATAGTTACTAGTTGATATATAATCACCATAAGCTTTTGTAAGTGCAGGACCTACATCTTTTCTTGCTGTATAGTCATAACGGTCATCATTCTTAACATCTTTTAAGGTGCGGCGGCTTCTTTGTGCAATCCAACGAATATCATTCATGTCTGTTGCATATGGGTCAACGAACATATTAAATGGGTCAACGCGCTCTAAGAATGGACGGTCTTCTCTAATTACAAAAGTAGACTCTACTTCTCCCGTAACACCAGGCCCAGTTGCAGCTTCATCAGCAGTGTCTTGTATATCATTAAGCTTTGCCTCTTCAACAAAACGATAACCAGTTTTTACCCAACCATGACCAATAATTAAATAATCTTTTACTGCTCTTTGGAATTCTGGCTGACAACCATAATGCTGCCACCAATAGTTAATAATTGATTCAGTAACAACAGCTTTATCACCATCTTCTGGTCTACGTGGGTTAACGTTAATCTTTGGACGACCAATAGAAACAGCTGGAGCTAAAGTATTAATTGTTGAGAATGCAACGTTAACAAGCAATCTGTCACCAACACTCATACCACGATAATGTCTACCGCGATATAAGTTAATTAATCTTTGCCAAAGTTGGTCATAATTTTCTTGCTGTAATTTTTTCTGAGCAAGATTAATCTTTCCTCTATAATTACTTAATTTATCTGAATTACTTTGTCTTGCCATGTTAGCAGTCCCACTTCTTTAATGCCAACGCCTTACGTGTTGGTCTTCCCTTAGAATCTTTCATTGGTCCTGGATTTCCTTCCATTCTTGCACAAAATGATTTTCTTCTTGCTGCAGCTTTTGGAGATTTAGCAGCTTGCTTAGCAGATACTGGTGGCTTAAGATTCATACCTTGTGCTTTTGCTGATGCACGGCCCTTAGCATTTAGACCACCAGTAGGACTCTTTCCTTCTTTACGCTGCCATGCAGGAGTCTTTGGCATTATTTACCTTTTGCTGCTCTCATGTTATCAATTAAATTAGGATAAGGTCTACCAGCTTTTTTAGCTGCAGCTTTTGCTTTAGCCTTTTGTGCTGGTGTCAACTTCTTTGGTGCGCCCAAAGACTTTGGACGTTCTTTTTCCCATACTGGTTTTGCTTTTTTAGAAGCCATTATTTCTTTAGTCCTTCTCCAATTGCTGCTAATCTGCAGTAACCATTTGGCTCAGCTTTTTCTACAATGATGTGGCATCCTTTCATTTCAGGACACCAGAAAGCACAGTTAGAGCATTTAACTCCCAGTGCTTTCTTTTCATTCTGTGCTGGTGGCTCATAACC